CAATCTTACGATTGTATAAGTCACGATATATTATTGAATCCCATATGGCAGTCGTACCCATGACATCAGTATAGTTAACACCACCTTTGTATGCCATAGTCATAACAAGTTCGATGAGACCCATCTTCTCGTCAATACGTTCAACAAGTTCTACATCTTTTATATTATAATCAATAAACTTTTGATGATCATTTTTGTATAGTGTATGTAGATTACCATGTTCTTCGTATGATAGTTTCTGTTCACCAACAACTACATAAGCAATATGATCTAGTCTATATGATTCTTGTGGACCATACGAATAGCCAAGCTTTTTAAATGTCTGAAGATAATCGACAATCTGCATACCATATATTTCATAAAACTGTTGAGTACCACCTATCATCGCTTTAGCTTGACCTTCACGTAACCATTTCCATGGTGATAAGTTTTTAGCAGCAGCGAATGTACCTATCTTAGCAATACGATTAATAAGATATGGCATATCAAAGAACTTTACATTCCAACCAGTAATAATGTCAGGATAGTTACTAGTCCAATATTTAAGAAAACTTACAAGTAATGCTTCTTCGCTATTACATTTACGATATTGTACTGGTGCACCTTCGGCTGGAATATAGTCACCTAGACCCCATACATGATAGATGCTAGACTTACTACTTTTCAATGCGATTGAAATGATTGGATGTTCTGCAACATCAGGACTTGGAAAGCCATCGTCAGATGCAACTTCGATATCTATATTAGTAATATTAACTAATCGTTTTTTAAACTTTATTTCTTCTGGAAACTTATTTGTAATGAACTGCTGCACAAATCTTTCGTTGCCATAGACTTTAGTGCCAGCAGTATTCTTCATACGATCATAGAAATCTTTTGCAGACTTCATATCATCAAATTCCATAGGCATAAGCGGCGTACCATCTAATGCTTTCCAATCTGTCTTCTCACGTGTAGGTACGTAGAATGTAGGTTGAAATTTGTATTTGTGAGTTATTGCTTCGCCGTAGTCATTATATCCTCGATAGAGAATAGAATTGCCCAGCTTCGATACATTTGTGTAAAAGCTCATATATTATCCTTTTATTATAGGATTATTATACTATAAAATGAAATGAATGTAAACGTTTTTTATTGAATTCCGCCATCATAATTGCCAAATCCCCAGAAACGTTCTTTACACCACCAGCATTCTCTACATGGTGCATCTGGTATATCTGCTATACATGACGCCGTAATATTAGCAAGATCCATAATACCGTGATATCGATATTGTAACTTGACCCATCTCTTATCAACTGCACCAAGTGGTACAACAGGAGTAGTTTTAGAAAACTCTATTAGTTCTTCAGATGATGGATCTGCATTTGGTATCGTGTGTTGATACATGTTACTCGGACGATAATTATCTGGCATTCCTTGAGTAGTTCCACGAACTATATGCGGAATATTATATTTTTCTTTGATTTCATCATAAAACGGTCTATGATATATTTCTTTAGACGTATCATCTGTTAAATGATATTGTGTTATATGAAGAGAGATCTCTATATTTGGAAATTTCTTTTGTACATATTCGACAATTCGTTTAGCTGCTGCATCACTTTGTTGATGTACATATGAAGTATCATGACCATGTATACAATGTATTTCAACTGGTTTGATACCATAAAATGTTCTATCACTTACCATTTTTGCAAAAAGATATAATAAAAGAGCAGAATCTGCACCACCAGAAAGTGATAGACCTATGTTCTCGTCGTTAGGATATACGTCGAAATAATGCATTGAGCTCCGTAAAAATGGGTAGACCATTACAGTCTACCCTGATATTTATATTACCACACTATATGTGGACTGTGTCTTAGTTTCTCTAATCTTCTTTCAAGATCACACATATCTACTGATTCAGATAAGTATTCTTCATGAAAGTTGATTGATGGAAACGTTAACCATTTGATCAATCGTTTTATCATTTAAGCGGATAACCTCGTAAGCTAGATAGATCGTGATCACATAATGCTCTATATACTGTATCTACAGATTCTCGTCTGTATTCAGTATGCTGTAGCATTCGTGCGACTTCTAAGTTAGCTGTTCGTTGTCTGCCTTCTTGAATTGATTGACCGAAACGTTTGAAAAACTTACCGATGTTTTTCATTGAGTTGCTGACGTGTGTCATGTTTGGATTCCTCGTTTTTACCAATTTTGATTTTACGAGGACGCATTTCTTCTGGGACGACGATCTTCAAGTCTATTGCTAGAACTCCGTCCACTAGATCTGCTCCATGTACTTCTACATATTCGGACAGCCTAAAGGTGCGTCTAAACTTCTTCGTGGATATACCTCGATGAATGAACTCTCTACCTTTAGAGACGTGTTCCCCTTTCACTGTCAGTGTACGTTCTTTGACGTCTACCTCCAGTTCATCTTGACTAAATCCGGCCACAGCAAGTTCGATGAGAAAGTTTTCGTCATCTACTTTTATAATATTATGTGGAGGATAGTGATCATTCGAATGTCTGGTTGTATATTCGAGTTCTTTAAAAAGATGGTCGAAACCTACGAATGAACTACGGGGAAAGTATGTGTGTATGCCTGTCATGTTTATCTCCTTTATAGCAAGCAAGATTATATGTGCACCGACGATTGCCGCATGCACATTTATTTATATCAGGTTTCTGATATTCTTTGAAAAACAACAATATTTTTTGTTGATTTTATAAATTTTAAATTCTTATTAGCAGATATAAATTCTGGTTTATCTATTTCTTTTCGTGATTCTAAATAGTAACCACCATCTACTAAGTTAGTCATGGCATGATTATATGCTGCCATCTTAGATAATCCACTATGTTCCCATATAGGGATATCATTAATAGCGAAAGCAATGTTGCAATCATATTCTCTCATAGAAGATAAGTTTCTTATATCAAGTTCTATGATGTTTTTATGATTATCTAAATTATCTTGATCAAAGCCTGTTATCTTACGAAGTGGATATAGATTCTTAAGTGTATTAATAAAGTTCCCTTTATATGAACCATATTCTACTATGTCACCTTCTGGAAGTCTATATTCCTTTAAAAACTCTTTGCCAAATTCGGCTATAAAGTTTTCCCAATAAGTAGCTTTATTCACGTTATCCTTCCAAAAAGAAGGATTCATATCAATCGTATCCATTAAGTAGATTTTTTTCCAATATTATATTTAGGACAAAGTTCCCATTGATCTTTTTCTTTAAATGGTATAATCTTTATCTGCCGCAATGGCGCACAGTTAAGTGATTCTTTTTTAACCATTGATATCAAACCCCAATCACTTAACAGCGTCGCAATTGTATTACGTCTCTCTAAATCATTTGATTCGAAGTTTGATTTCTTACCATCTAATAAAAATAATTCTTTAAAATGGACAATAAAATATCTACCTTGTTTATGTAGTATATGGCAAGATTGAAATAGTTTTTTGTCTCTGCGAGATGCAACACCTATTCGTGTAAGTGTTTCTCTAACTTTTAGGAAATCATCAGGTTCGTTCAGTGTCACCTCGAGCATCGTAGCTGGAGTCCACTCTATATTATTTTGTTCTTCCACCTTTATTCACCTTTATCTTTAACTCTGAAAGCTGAGAAGATGATAGGAGAGGAAGTACTTGGCGAGCCTTGTCATTGCTATAGCCATAATATTCTTTAACCACGTCGATGTCATTTTCTAGTTCAGGTTTGTTCCATTTCGAAAAGCGTTTTCGCTTCCGTACTATATTTATAAGAAATGAATATTGTAACTTATTGTCAAGGTGGTGTTTAGTATTCATCTCATTTGCCATGAGAACTGTATCATTAAAGTATGATAAAGATCGATTAACCATATAAGGTAGATATGCTTTCTCTGCAATGTCATCTACCATGATATCTTTCTTTGTCATATTGATTGAGTTAAGGAATTCGAATGGATTCAAAACGATAACTCCGGTCTCTCTCCCCATGATTCGTCCATACGTTCGATGAGTATATCTTCTGTAAGATCAGTCGAATGACCTTTCATCATATCTCTGCCATCATAATATAACTGAGGAACTGTACTATGTCCGTTTCTCCTCATCATGTCTTTTGCTGCCTGATCATGTTTAATATTAATTTCAGTATATGTGTGACCCCATTCTTTTAGTTTTTCTTTGAGTCTGTCACACCAGTTACATCTGTCTTGTGTATAAAGTATTAGCATTATTCGAACTCCACGTTTGCCATGACTTCTGTCATACAGGCAACTATATTAAGTTCATGATCAGCTACAAACGCATTCTTATATTGATAATCAGCCAGTATAAGCACAAGTTGTGGAATACTAGATGGTTTTACATTATCAACCATGCGATCATAGATACCACGAAATATAGCAGCTGCATCTACGTCAATGTTATTTACCACCCAAGACCGCATTTTCTTGAAATCTTTTTGCTTTAAATGCGATAATAATTCATTATATTGATTGGAATCACCGACATTGATAATACTTTCATCAAGTTTATTATTGATACTACATCGTTGTAGTTCATTAAGTATACGACGCCAATCAGGTGCATGCTTAGATATAACTTCAGCAAGTACTTTACTTGTAAAGGATACTTGTTCGGCATATAGTATTTCACCAGCACGATTCATAAATTGACCACAGAGTTGTGCTAGATCTTGTTTAGTAGTATTGAACTCATACACACCACATCGTGAATGCAATGGTTCTATTATACGATTCTTAAAGTTACATGTAAGAATAAATCGACAATTACTGGAGAATTGTTCGA